GCTACTTTGGGATGGTGTTCAAAGGCAGTTGATAGTGTAGCAGACAGATTAGTCTTTAGAGAATTCGATAATGATAACTTTAATATAAATGAGATATTCCAAATGAATAGTTCTGATGTTTTATTCGATGATGCAATGTTATCGGCCTTAGTCAATTCGTGTAGCTTTGTTTATATAAGTGAAGGTGAAGAAGATATCCCAAGATTGCAAGTTATCCAAGGGTCAGAAGCAACTGGAATATTAGATCCTATAACTAGATTACTAACAGAAGGTTATGCAGTTTTATCTAGAGACGAATTTGGGGCTCCTATTGAAGAATTATACTTTATAACAGGAAGAACAGATTATTATGTAGATGGTAAATTAATAACTTATACAGAAAACAATGCACCTTATCCATTGTTAGTACCGATTATCCATAGACCAGACTCTAGTAGACAGTTTGGAAGGTCGAGAATAACTAAGTCGGCTCAATATTGGCAAAGATATGCTAAAAGAACATTAGAAAGAGCAGATGTAGCATCAGAATTCTATTCTTTCCCTCAAAAGTATGTAGTGGGACTAAGTCAAGATGCAGAACCTATGGATGCCTGGAAAGCTACCATATCAGCAATGCTACAGTTTACAAAAGATGATGAGGGGGATTCACCAAAGTTAGGACAATTTCAACAACAGTCAATGGCACCGTTCACAGAACAATTAAAGAATGCTGCATCAGGATTTGCAGGAGAAACAGGCTTAACATTAGATGATTTAGGTTTTTCAACAGACAATCCATCATCAGCCGAAGCAATAAAAGCTAGTCATGAAACGTTAAGGTTAGCAGCAGAAAAGGCTCAAAGGGATTTTGCACTAGGATTTTTAAATGTTGGATATTTAGCAGCTTGTTTAAGAGATGATATGCCATATAAAAGAAATCAATTATATCAAACTAAGGCTAAATGGCAACCAGTATTCAAACCAGATGCTTCTACTATCTCATTAATTGGAGATGGAGCAATAAAAGTTAATCAAGCAATACCAGGATATTTTGGCAAAGAAAATTTACATGATATTACAGGAATAGAAGGTGGAGAATAATGATTGACATAGCACCTGAATTGTTAGAAAAATTAAGAAGGTCATTTAGTGAAAAGCTTAATAATAATAAAAAGATAGATAAAATATTATCTACAATACGAGATGGAGAACCAACTTATTCCGAAGTTAATGACTTGTCAGTTGAGGTTGGGGATATCCTAGCAGAAGTATTTGGAGAACATTTATCAGCCGATATGCTACCTGATGGAAGAATGTATTACAATATTGCTAAGAGGACTATAGAACCAATGATGATAAACAACTATGATATTGTCACAGACAATGCAGTAATAGTACAAGAAATTCTCAACAAACAAGCAGGTATGGGAATTAAGGCTCAAGTCCCAAAATTAAACCAAAGTAGAATTGATGGAATAATTAATAGACTAGATGAAACAGAATTCTTTGATGATATTAAGTGGATATTAGATGAGCCTATAAAAAACTTCACTCAAGCAATAGTTGATGATGCAATAGAGAAAAACACAGAGTTTCATAAAGGATTAGGACTTGTACCAAGTGTTACTCGAATAGTCAAAGGAGACTGTTGTGATTGGTGTAGGGAGGTAGCAGGTACTTATTATTCCCCAGATATTCCAGATGATGTTTATCGAAGGCATAGATTTTGTAGATGCACTGTTGAATATGATCCAGGGGATGGCAAGAAAAAGAATGCCTGGAAAAAATAACTTATTCCCTAGCTAGGAAAAAGCGAAAGGGATGATATTATGACTAAAAGAATAGGCAGTCAAACACCTACAAAATCAGTAATATTACCAATTGAAAATACTTTAGTAGATGAAGCTATAGAACTATATGAGGAATCTAAAAGAAAAGCTTATGAGTGGCAGAAATATATACTAGATGCAATTTTAGCAGTAAATAGCGAAGGTTTATGGGTACATATGAAGTTTGGCTTTTCCGTACCTAGACAAAATGGTAAAAATGAAATTGTAGCCATGAGAGAATTTTACGGATTAAAAGATGGCGAGAAGATACTTCACACAGCTCACAGAACTACAACAAGTGGAACAGCTTTTAATAGGTTATTATCAATTATGGAAGATGCAGGATTAGAAGAAGATGAAGATTTTACAAAGATAAAAGCAATTGGTAGAGAACACATTCAACTAATTGATGGTGGCAAGATTGATTTTAGAACTAGGACATCTACAGGTGGATTAGGAGAAAGTTTTGATTTACTAGTAATAGATGAGGCCCAAGAATACACAGATGACCAAGAGTCAGCTTTAAAATATACTATAGCTGCAAGTCCGAATCCTCAAACTGTTCTAATAGGAACTCCACCAACTCCAATATCAAGTGGTACAGTTTTTACTGGATTAAGAAATGCAACCTTAGAAGGCAGTAATGAAGATACAGGATGGGCAGAATGGAGTGTAGAAGAAGAAAGTGATGTAAGAGATGTTGATCTATGGTATGAAACAAACCCAAGCTTAGGAATAAGATTGACAGAAAGAACTATAAGGTCCGAAGTTGGAGATGATGATTTAGACTTTAATGTTCAACGTTTAGGACTATGGATTAAGTACAATCAAAAGTCAGTAATCAGTCAAAACGAATGGGAAGAATTAAAAGTTGATATACTTCCAAAATTAAAAGGTAAATTATTTGTAGGAATTAAATATGGCCATGATGGCACAAACGTAGCTATGAGTATTGCAGTTAAAACAGCAAGTGGTGATATATTTGTAGAATCTATTGACTGTCAAAGTATCAGACAAGGCAATGCATGGATAATAGCCTTTCTAAAACAAGCAGATGTTCAAGAAATAGTTATTGACGGTGCAAGTGGACAAAACATTTTAGCAAGCGAAATGAAAGATGCTAGAATTAAAAAACCTATACTACCTACAGTAAAAGAAATCATTGTTGCAAATTCAACTTTTGAACAAGGATTATTCCAACAAACAATTAAGCACAAAGGACAACCCTCTCTCTCTCAAGTAGTTACAAATTGCGATAAAAGAAATATAGGGTCAGGTGGGGGATTTGGCTATCGGTCACAGATAGAAGAAAACGACATAGCATTAATGGACTCAATGATATTAGCACATTGGGCTTGTCATGATAGTAAGCCAGTTAAGAAACAGAAGATTAGTTATTAGGAGGATAGGAAATGAAAAGAATAAAGCAATTTATCATATTAGCTATGAAAAAGAAGTTAAAAATTAAGTCTCCTAGCGAATGGGCAAACGGAACACCATACACTTATGAACGTACATATCGTGACCTGTGGAGATTAGCAAAAGATTAATTCCTGGGAGGCAAGAATGCAAGTAAACATATTAGGCACTGAATATAAGGTACTAAAGCATAATTATGACGAAATAAAAGCATTTGAAAAGAGCGATATTAACGGTTATTGCGATACAGTAAACAAGCATATAGTAATCTGTAATATGGCTACATACCCAGGCTATGAAGACGAATCAGAAGATTTTTGTAAGGTAGTTGAAAAAGATACTCTCCGTCATGAAATAGTACATTCATTTCTTAGAGAAAGTGGTGTTTGGGCCAATAGCGGAAATGTAGACTCGTGGGCCACAAACGAGGAAATGGTTGATTGGATAGCGTTACAATTTCCCAAGATGCTAAAAGCATTCAACGAAACAAATTGCCTGTAGAAGGTTAGGAGGGAAAAGTGAATTCAATTCTAAAAGAAATATTAAAAGAACTAGCTAAAATACGTAGAGCTTTAGAAAAAATAGCAAATAAATAATAGGAGGTGAGAATGTGGCTAAGTATAGAAAGAAGCCAGTAGTAGTTGAAGCTATACAATTTATAGATACTACCGATAGAATAATTGAGCTAAGTGAATTTATTGACAGTCAATCCGTGGGTGTTGATTATGAATTTCCCAAACATCCAACTTTAACTATTGATACGCTAGAGGGTCCACACATTGCAAGCGTTGGAGATTACATTATTAAGGGTGTAAATGGTGAATTTTATCCATGCAAGCCTGATATATTCAAGAAGACATATGAAGCAGTAAAGTAGAAAGGCGGTGGTCCTTTATCTCCCAGCTATGGGTTAAATAGTATAAGCAACCAATCAAGGTTGCTATTTTTATGCAATAAATCGACCACTAAGTCGTTAAACTAGTAATCCTATCGAGTGCGTAAACTCGTTAAAAAACGAAAAGGAGAAATTATGAATAGGGATTTTTTAGAGAAACTAGGACTTGAAAAAGAAGTTATTGATTCAATCATGAAAGAACATGGAAAAACAATCCAATCAGTAAAACCAGAGGATTATGACGATATAAAGGCAGATAACAAAACCTTGAATGATACAATAGCCGACTTACAGAAATCAATGAAAGATTTTGAAGGATTTGAGGATAAGCTAACTGAAAAAGATAATAAAATCAAGGAGTATGAAACTGCAAATCTTAAATATCGCATAGCTAATGAAAATGGTATACCGCTAGAACTAGCAAGTAAATTAACAGGTGAAACAGAAGAAGATTTAAGGAAAGATGCAGAAACTTTATCATCTTTTATAACTAAGAAACAAACTTTACCATTAAGAACTACAGAACCAAAGGTAGATGATGAAATGGCACCATATAAAGAAATGTTAGATAACTTAAAATTAGATTAAAGGAGAGATAAATTATGACTTTAGAAAGAGGTACACTATTTGATCCAAAATTAGTAACTGATTTAATTAACAAAGTAACAGGGGAAAGTTCATTGGCGGTCTTATCTAAGCAAGAGCCAATCCCTTTTAACGGACAAAAAGAATTTGTATTTACAATGGATAATGAAATTGATGTAGTGGCAGAATCAGGAAAGAAATCTCATGGTGGAATTAGTTTAACACCAAGAATTATGGTTCCAATTAAGGTAGAATATGGAGCAAGAGTATCAGATGAATTTATGTATTCAGCAGATGAAGAAAAAATCGCTATTTTAAAGGCTTTCAACGATGGATTTGCTAAAAAGGTGGCAAGGGGGTTAGACCTAATGGCTTATCATGGTGTGAATCCACGTTCAGGAACAGCATCGACAGTAATTGGGGATAATAACTTTGATACAGCAATAGACAATGTAGTTGAAGCACCTTTAGGAATGGCAACAGCTAATGAGGATATTGAAGCTGCAATTGCTTTAATTGACGAGGGAGATATTACAGGTATGGCTATAGCACCAGCATTTAGAAGTGCATTAGCAAAAATAGTTAAGACTGACGGAAATCCAATGTTTCCTGAATTAGCTTGGGGAAATGCTCCATCTACAATTAATGGATTGAATGTTGAGGTAAGTAGAAATGTATCAGATATGTCAACTGCAAGAAATAGAGCTGTTGTAGGCGACTTTGCGGGTTCTTTCAAATGGGGATATGCAAAACAGATCCCACTAGAAGTAATCCAATATGGTGACCCGGACAACTCTGGACTAGACCTTAAAGGTTATAACCAAATTTACCTAAGAGCAGAAGTTTATTTAGGATGGGGAATCATGGACCCTGAAAGCTTTGCAATAATCACCGAAGCATCAGCATAGGGGCAACCTTATGAGATATAAAAACATTGAAACGGGGGCTATCATTGATAGTCCCTCTAAAATTATAAGTAAGAATTGGAGAGTAGAAGAAGTAAAGGCAGTTAAAAAACCACTTGATAAATACACCAAGACAGAACTGTTTGAAACTCTTGAAAACCAAGGGATAAGTTATAAATCAGACCAAACCAAAAAGGAATTAATTGAATTACTGGAAGGTGATTAATATGGCAGATTTTGCAACAATAGATGATTTGACGAACTTATGGAGACCATTAACACCACAAGAAACAGAAAGAGCAACAGCATTATTGCCAATTGTATCAGATAACTTACGAATTGAAGCCGATAAAGCAGGAAAAGACTTAGACAAAATGGTATTAGAAAGTGAAACCTATGCCAATGTTGTTAGGTCCGTAGTAGTCGATATTATTTCAAGAACATTATTGACTTCTACAGAAAATGAACCTGTGACGCAGACGTCAGAATCTGCTTTAGGCTATTCTTGGTCAGGTAGTTACCTTGTACCTGGTGGTGGATTGTTTATTAAGAAATCTGAATTAGCAAGATTAGGCCTAAGAAAGCAACGCTACGGGGTGATTGATTTCTATGGCGATGATTAAAGGAATTACAGTTACCCTTATAAACAATAAAGAAGTAGGACGAGATCCGTTTGACAACCCGATATTTGAAGATGTAGAAATAGCAGTTGATAACGTACTTGTCAGCCCTACATCATCAGATGATGTAATCCATACTAAGGATTTAACGGGCAGAACAGCAGTATATACGCTAGCAATACCAAAGGGTGATACTAATACATGGGAAAATCAAGAAGTTAGGTTTTTTAATGAGAGATGGAGAGTGTTCGGCATTCCACTACAGGGCATTGAAGAAATGATTCCTCTTGATTGGAATAAAAAAGTGATGGTGGAACGATATGAGTAAGTTTAAATTTGTCTTAAACAGACCAGGGGTAAGATCCTTAATGCAATCTGACGAAATGCAATCCATACTAAAGAATAAGGCAAACAATGCCTTGAATAGTCTAGGAGAAGGATATAAAAGTGATACCTATGTAGGAAAAAATCGTGCTAACGCCATGGTATATGCAGATACCTATCAAGCTAAAAGAGATAATCTAAAATACAATTCAATTTTAAAGGCGGTGCGGTAAATGATAGAAGTTACAATTTTAAATCACTTAAAAGATAAACTTACCGTACCAGTCCGCCTTGAAAAACCTGAACCTGTACCAGCTGAATATGTATTATTTGAAAAAACAGGCAGCAACAGAAGTAATCATTTACTATCATCAACCTTTGCATTTCAATCGTATTCAGACAGTATGTATGGAGCATCTTCGCTAAATGAAGAAGTAAAACAAGCAGTAGATAGTCTTATAGAACTTGATGATATAGCTAGTGTAAATTTAAATAGTGATTATAATTTTACGGATACAACAACTAAAAAATACAGATATCAAGCAGTGTACGATATCAAACATTATTAGAGAGGAGAGATAATATGCAAGATTCAAACAACGTAACATACGGTAAACCTAAAGTCGGCGGAGCAGTACACGTTGCACCACTTGAAACAGCTTTACCAACTGATGCAACAACAGCTTTAAATGAAGCTTTTAAATCACTAGGTTATATATCCGAAGATGGATTAACAAACGCAAACACTCCCGAATCCGAAACTGTAAAAGCTTGGGGTGGCGATGAAGTATTAGCAGTTCAGACAGGGAAACCTGATACATTTGCTTATAAACTAATCGAAGGCTTAAATGTAGAAGTATTAAAATTTGTCTATGGAGATAGTAACGTAACAGGGACATTAGCAACAGGCATTACTGTTGAAGCTAACTCTAAGGAATCAGAAGAAGTGGCTATTGTAGTTGATATGGTCATGAAGGGTGGAATCCTTAAAAGGATAGTAATACCAAGAGGAAAAACCACAGAAATAGGCGAGATAGCTTATTCTGATTCAGATGCAGTAGGTTATGAAATTACTACAACAGCATTCCCAGATGCAACAGAGAATACTCATTATGAATATATTAAGCAGCCAACTGTACCCGCTGAATAATTAGGAGGAATATAAATGATTAAAGGAAAAACATCATCAGGATTTGAATTTGAAATCTCAGAAGATATTATAAACGATTATGAGCTAATCGAGAATTTAGGAGAATTAGATGATAACCCTATACTGTTAGGAAAAATCGTTAAACAAATTTTAGGGAAAGAACAGACAACAAAAATAAAAGACCATATCAGAAATGAAAATGGGATGGTACCTACAGATGAGATGTCACAAGAAATAATTGAAATATTTAAAAATGCTGGTAAAGAAACAAAAAACTCCTAATCCTTGCACAGATGATAAAGACTGATGAAAATGCACTTATTTGTGACTTAGCTGAAACCTATCAGATCTACAATTATAGACAATTGCCACCTTTTCAGGTGGCTATTTTTGCTATAGGACTAAGGGAAGATTCACGAATAAAAATGAAATTAAGCGGTGTCAAAGTACCGCCTAATATTCTATTGTTATCAGGGATTGTTGATAGGCTTAATTTGCTTTTATGGTCTAAGACTAAAGATGGTTCAAAAGGAGTAAACAAACCTAAATCAATATTAGATGAATTATACAA